ATCCAGACCTCATTCTAGACGGCGAGCTTTATTGTCATGGCTTACATGACGACTTCAACAAGATTAGTTCTCTAATCAAGAAAACTAAACCGACTCTGGCAGACATTATCGAATCGTCTGAGATCATCGAGTTTTGGTGGTATGACATCGCCGACTCGACTCGTAGCTTCAAACAACGTACAACCTTCATTCGAGAAGCGTATGAGCAACTGAACCTTAACAAAGGCAGCATTGTTCTTGTTGACACTTGCGAGGTTGCAAATAAGGAAACTCTCGACAACCTCTATGGTAAATTCATGGAGGATGGCTTCGAAGGTCAGATGATTCGTACTGATAAGCCATATGAGTTTAAGCGCTCGGCGACTCTGCTCAAGCGTAAGGAGTTTCAAGATGAGGAATATGAGATTGTTGGAATCCATGAAGGCAACGGGAATAAGTCTGGAATGGCAGGCTATGCTGTAATGAAACGCGAAGACGGCGTGACTTTTCGCTCAAACATCAAGGGATCCCACGAATTCCTGAAGAGCCTCCTCCCCCGAGCCTCATCCCTCGTTGGAACATATGCCACAATCAAATATTTCAACCTCACACCAGACGGCATTCCACGCTTCCCATACCTGATCCGCCTAAGATCTGGGCATGGAATTGACTAAAAATGTGAAAATAAGTCACTTTTCTCGAAAATAGTTGTGTACATTTACTGTAGTTTATGATAGAATAACTATGTAAGCAATAGTATGACAAAAACAAAAATGACCATTTCCGAAACAAGCACAGTAAGTATCTATCGCAGCCTAAGCAACCCATTTGCAAATGATGCCGGCGACCGTCAGCGTCATGTTACGTTTAAGTGCTGCCCTGAAACTTCAGACGTTATGGAGTGGTTGTTTGAAGCCACTAATGCGCCAGAAAGTTTTCTCAACGAGGAACAGTTGTTTGTGCGTAAGGTCTTTGCAGACGCAAAAATGCATTCACTTTCCAATGGTGACGTTGTTTTAGTGAATGATGTGTTTTACAAATGTAAACCTATTGGATGGAAAAAAGTTGAAAATGCTAACGACGATGTCGAATATTAGAAAGATGAAAAACGCTTGGGTATACACTGACACTCTGCATGGGTGGGTAAATGACGAGAAATACTCATCTAAGATGTAATTGAATCCAAACCTGGACGCTAAACGGACATGATTGATATACTACTAGCAATTTTGCTGGGAACTTTTATAGTCTTTTGTGTTTTTTATAACGCTTCTGACGACGACTACTGGTACTAAACTTATGAAAAATAAAATAGAATTAATTGGACACTATGGATCTGACCAAATCATTGCATGCAGCGCGTGGACAAGCACTTCACGTGACTTAAATGATTCAAAAATTTCCCGCATCCCCCACCTCATTGATATGTTATGGTCAAACGGCCATGAGACTCCCTTTGAAAAGGGGACTGTTCATTTCCTCGTTGATACCGACATTGCCTCTCACATTCATCTACTCAAGCATAGGATGTCTTCTATGAATGCAGAGTCTGCGCGGTATAAAGAACTAAACGACGACAAGTATTATATTCCTAAAGATTGGAAAGGTGTTCAAGCTAATACAACAGCACTCTTCCGCAACCTTAATGATGGTGCTGATTGGACTGATATTTTAACTCAATACACTAATGTTGGCAATAAGCTTTATCATGACTGTCTTGCCGACCTTACACCAGTACTTGGTCGTGTACGCGCTAAAGAAAGTGCTCGATTCTTTAAGACATACAACTCCCAAATTCAAGCAGATATTTCTTTTAATATGCGCGCATTTGCAAACTTTTTGAAGCTTCGTAACTCTGAGCATGCACAAAAGGAAATTAGAGAGATTGCGGCTGAAATGCTTCGACTTGTTGAGGAAATTGAAGGCGCGCCATTTAAACACACGTTGGCGGCTTGGAAAATGCACAAAAATAATTAAAGTTTGTCATTTACATATCTAAATAATTAGTGTATAATATATCATATGGAAATTGAATTGAATAAAGAAAGTATCAGGGGTGCCCTACAACTTGGCGCTCATGCCGTAACATTTACTAAGAAGGATGGTACAATCCGCGAAATGATCGCCTCGCTGTGTCCAGTTGATATTCCAAGCGAACACACTCCTAAGGGAACTGGAATTATTAGTGATGCATCTGACTCTCCGCTACGCGTCTATGACGTCGCGAATGAAGGTTGGCGGTCAATTAATATCAACACAGTCATGAGTGTAGTTCCATTTATATACGCATGAGTAGTCAATTTAAAGCGGGTCGCGTATTGGCTCCCGATAGCAAGTGGACTGGTGAAGAACCAGACTGGCACGGATGGGAAAAGTGGGACACGGAAAAGTTTTATCGCACTCGATTCCGTGCTTTGCAGTTCTACAACTATTATCTTGACGCAACTTCAATGAAGCCAATGGTGCTGACTTGGATGAAAAAGGAAGGCTATACCCAAACCGAAATCAACACAATTAAAGAGGCTAATCCAAATGTGTTACCCAGCACCGTTGGTAAACTCGTTCGGTGTCTTGAACTCGGCATGCCAAGCATTCACCCAGACGCTCATGAGTATTATGCTGCACTCCCGGGTCATGAGACTCCGCCAATTCCCAAAGATGACCGCAGTATTGCTAAGAGTGAAATTAATGCAGCTTTGGTCCTTCTAAATAATGTTAAGTATACTGCTGCTCAGGAAAACAGTGCACCTAAAGCATATGTCCCATCACCATTGGAACGTATTAGGAGTAAAGTTGAAAAGGAAATTATTGGCACTCTACTAGACCCACTTATTGATGCGTGGTGTGATACCAGTGTTGAAGTTGCTACAGTAAATCTCGTTAGTTACTTACGCGACGGTAAGGTACCAACTCAGGGGTGTAAATATATTCTTGAGTGGCTGAATGCTATACACGCTGAATATAATGGTGCATACACCAAGGAAGATCCACAGCTTGTTGAAGGCTATAACCACTTGTCTCGGGCAGACCTTCGTAAGATTGTGAAGAACATTGAAGTTATGATTGGCGATGTTAACTCTCATGCGCGAATCAAGGTTAGTATGCGCAAGCCACGAACCAAAAAGGTTAAGGATGCAAGCAAACAGGTTTCCAAACTAAAGTATCAAACTAACAGCGTTGAATATAACATTGACAGCATTAACCCATCACGCATTCCAACGGCACAACGGCTCTATGTGTTTAATACAAAGACTCGCCAACTTGGTGTATACTTTGCCAAAGGAAGCGCTGGGTTTGAAGTAAAGGGCACCTCACTAAAGGGATTTGATGAGTCAAATAGTTTTATTGCAACCCTACGCAAGCCACAAGAAATTCTAAATAGTATTTTAAGTTCTACACCAAAACAACTTGAAAAATTGTTTGTTAACTTATCAGTAAAGAAAAAGCCAGCGAATGGCCGCATAAACGAACAAATCATAATCTTAAAAGTAGTTGAACATAAAATCTAATATGACTGAAGAATTACCAGTAAAAATCCTAACAAAGCAAGAGTTTGCTCTTGCTATTGAACGCCGCGTCCGTAGCAAGTCTATGGGATATCTCGAAGCAATTATTGACTATTGTGACGACTTAAAGATCGACCCAGATGATATTTCAAAACTCGTAGTTGGTAGCCTAAAGGAAAAACTTGAAGCTGAAGCTCAGCGTAATAACTTATTGCCTAAAAGTTCATCACTATTTGCATGACAGTTGAAGACACCCGAGTATCTGGTTTTGAAACGTGGTCAATCTATATGGCCATGAAACTACACTTTGGCGAAAGCAATTATGATGCCTTTAAGTTTAATTTTAAGGGGCCACGTCTAAAGGAGAGTGCGTTTCAATGTCGGCGGGATCGTTACTTTTTTGAAAAACTTGCTCGTCGTTATCCTAAAAAGAAAACGGTTATAGACTTTTTCTTAGCAAATATACTCGTCGGCAATGAATGGATTGGAAATATGACTGACGAAGCATACACGCTATGGACCTCTAAAATACAGCGACTACAATATAGTTTTAAAGAGGAAATGACTGGGGTCGCCCCACGTGTGGAAAATTTTGACGCGCTACTGCGTCCGCAACATTCGCAAATCCCGCTCTATGACCTACACATGATGGGAAAAGTTTCTTTAGAGTCACTTTGTGTGCTTGATATACTATGCAACTATTCTGGTCGCATAAATAAAAACGTAATTGATCCAATGGGGATGTATCGAGAATTAACCCTAAAGGTAAAAGGCTACAAACAATTTATTCGTAACTTACCGTTACAGCAAAAATCTTTTCAGGAAATTGTAATAAATGCATTTACAAAGCCTTGAAAATAGGTTATAATAACCAAGTGGTTATTGTAACAACACAATAATACAAACAATACACTGCAATACAAAAATATGTCATTCGAAAAACTAAAACAAAATCGTTCAACTAGTATCAATAAACTTGTTGAAGCCGCTGAAAAAATTAATACAACAAAAACTTATGGCGACGATCGTCTATGGAGTCCAGTTGTAGACAAAGCTGGAAACGGTTATGCTGTGATTCGCTTTTTGCCTGCCCTTGAAGGTGAAGACCTCCCATGGGTTCGCTTTTGGGATCATGGC